GGCCGACGACTGTCGCAGACCTGCAGACTCCCCCGGCCGCTTGGAAGGAAATGGGCAACACGTCCCTCTCCAACATCCTGGCCCTGACCTCTGACGGCGGCACGGTTACTACCCTGTCCTCGCTGCAGAACACCTCCCTTCGCCAGTCGATCGCCGCCCGCGTCGAAAACCTGGGGATCCATCTTTTGCAGTGGGATGCAGATTCCTTGAAGCTGTATTACGGCTCCAACGCCGTGGTTACCGCTGACGGTGCAATCGAAGTTCCCTCGGAGCCGGTGGCCACCGAAGCGGCCTTCCTGGTTGTCCTGCACGACGGTCTGAACGTCGGTGGCTTCTACGCCGCCAAGGCGTCCATCTTCCGTGACTCGGACATCGCCATTGCCGACACCAACACTCTGGCCGAACTGCCTATCAAGGTGACGGCCCTCAATGTCAACGGAAGCGACTCCGCGCTGACGGTCATCCCGCCGCGCGCTGTAGACACTCCGTAGTAGATCCCTGCGGGGCTGGGTGCGGACCCCGGCCCCGCAGGTTACTTACGCAAGTCCGCAAACACTTTTTTACTCATCCAAGGAGTCCGCATGCCTTCCATCAAACTTTCCGACATCCAAGATGCCGCCGATGCCAAGTATGGCAATTTTGAAGTCCACCTCCCGGACGGCGACATTGCCACCTTCTCGCCGGCACTGCGCCTGCCCAAGGAGCGCCGCGCCGCTCTGAGCGCCGCACTGGATCTTGAAGCACGTTCTCAGGCCAACAATGGCGATGACCTGTACGACGTTTACAAAGACATCTTCCGCATCAGCGCAACCACGGCATACCACTTCACGCGACTGGAAGCGTGTGTCGGTGACGACCCTGCCGTTTGGGAACAGCTCGTCAACGAGTTCATTGCGGACACGCAGACGGGGGAAGCCTTGCCCTCGGTGAGCTAATAGACGACTACGGGGATGCTCTCCATGTTGACCTACTCCAGCAGTATGGTCTTGACCTGGTGAGCTTCATGAGGGGAGACGTGGCCAGTTCGCCACGTCTCATCCTCAACCTCATTCGCCATCTCCCTGAGGGATCACAGTACGTCTCCATCCTCCAGTCCGCCCCTGGTGAGGATAGGGAACCATCCGATACCGACACTCCGGCCGAAATCGATCCGCTCCATGAAGCACAGATGTGGAACACAGACCGCATGCTTCAGGCCCAGCTCATCAACTCGGTCAACATGCTTGTCCGCTACTCCATCCAGTGGCAGGACGGCAAGGCTCCACAACTCCCCATCGTCGGCCCGGCCGCATGGCGGGGGGAAGGGCCAAACTCAGCGCCGTCCAAACCGCTTTCGGTGATGGACGTAATCAACAACGTAATGGGGCACAATGGCTGATCTAAAGCTCATCGGTGCGGTAGCGGTCAAGGTCCGCCCGGACACCTCCAACTTCCGTCGTGAGACCCAGCAGGGCATTGACGAACAGCTCGGCCCGCAGGGTGAGCGGGCAGGGGCCAAGGCCACCGTAAAGGTGAACGCCGACACCACCGAAGCCCAGGTGAAGGTCACCAAGCTTGAGGACGAGGTTGACGGCAAGACCCTAACCCTCAACGTCGGCCTCGACTGGGACAGTGTTGAGAAGGCGAAAGCCCAGATCGACCGCGCCATCAAGAGCTTGGATAACGCGGTCATCACCACAACGATGGACCGCCCCAGTCTGGAGAAGGCGAAAGCCGAACTGGCCAAGCTGGAGGATAAAGCTCAGGTTGAGTTCAAGTTCATTCAGGATGAGGCCGGCTACCGTTCCGTGCTGGATAAGATCCAGCGCATCCGCGAGCAGCGCGACCTTGCAACTGAGTGGAAGTTCGACCTCGATGAGGGCTCACTGGCTGACACTGAGGCCAAAGCTAAGCGGGCCATTGCCAGCATTGAATCCAAAAAGACTGTCCAGATTGAGTACAACAACAACTATGACAGCCTCGGCCGCGCCATTGAGGATGTCAACAAGCGTCTGGACGATGCCCGGAAGCTGAGCATTGAGACCCGCCTGAACGCCACGAGCCTTGAGGCGGCACGCGCCCAGCTCCGTGCGCTCCAGAAGAACGCAACGGTGGACTTCAAGTTTGTCCGGGATGAGGCTGGCTACCAGTCGATCCTTGACAAGATCCAGCGCATCCGGGAACAGAAGGGGCTCACCACCACTTGGAGCTTCAAGACTGACGCGGCATCACTTGCCGAAACGGAGCGTAAAGCCAAGGAAGCGCTGGCGCGTATCGATGCCAACAAGACCATTGACATCAAGTACGCGAACAACTACGACGGCATCAACTACGCCATCGGTGAGATTGATAAGCGACTCCAAGATCTGCGTGTCCTCAAGATCACGACCAAGCTGGACGAGAAGAGCCTTGAAGAGGAGAAGGCCAAGCTTCTCGCAAAGCTGGACAACTCCTCCGTCACCCTCAAGATCAACGAGGACAAGGTTGCCTATGAGACTGTCCTAGCCCGCATCAAAACCATCCAGCAAGCCAAGATGGATAAGGTCATCACCTTTGAGACTGATGACGTGTCCCTGGCTGAAGCTCGCGCCAAGTACGAAATGCTCATCCGCGATGCGCCTGTCACCATCGAGTACCACGATGACAAGGCCGGCTATGAGATGGTGCTGGCCCGGATCGCTGAGATTCGGCGCAGCAAGATCGTCCAGACGGTTGAGCTTGAGCTGGACGAGGAGTCCCTTCTCCTCAAAGAGCAGGAGATGCACCGGAACATTGACGACATCAATAACCGCAACAAGGTCTCCCTAAAGATCGAGCTTGAGCGCACGTCCCTGCTTGAGGCTGAGCATGAGGCCAAGAAGCTCAAAGACAAGATCGATGACATGAAGGGCAACCTCAACGTGGGGTTGGCTGGAACGCTGTCGGTCTCCGCGCGTCTGTCCTTCCTCGGTCGTGACCGCATCGTGAACTACCTTGCCAAGGTGGACGCCCGGTCCATCGCCGTGGCTGAGGGCATGCTGAAGTCCATCGGTGGTTTGAACACCCTGCACTCGGCAACCTCCCTGATGGAGTCCCTGTTCACCAAGTTCGACACCATGTCGATCAAGATTGGATCCGTCGCCACAGCCTTTGGCTCCCTGGCCGACGTGGGCGTGTACGCCCTGGGTGCCGTCGCCAAGACGGGTGAAGGCGTAGTCCAGTCGCTCGGCCTTCTGGCCGCAGCGCCAGCGCTGGCCATGGCGGCAGGCTCGGCCTTCTTCGTCTACACGGCAGCCTTCGACAACTTCTTTGATGCGTTCAATAAGAACGCAAAGGTCTCCGGCCCCGCCCTTGAAGCCCTTCCCCCGATCGCACGGAAAACGGTGGAGTCCATCCGTGGGCTCTACATGGAAATCCAGAAGCCGATTCAGGAGGCGTTCTGGGACCGCATGGGCACGTCCCTGCAGGACGCAATCACCGTCCTGATTCCCCAGTTCAAGACTGGGCTACTCAGTGTGACACCGGCCATCGCTGACTTCACGGCCGGCATGCTCAACTCGTTCACCAAGATCGCCAAGAACGACGACCTGTCAACCATGTTTACGAACCTGAAGGGATTCTTCGTAAACCTGAGCGGGGCATCGGAGCCCTTCTTTGATGGCTTCAACAAGTTCGCCCTGGCGGGAAGCTCCCTGCTTCCCCAGTTCGGCCAGTGGATTACGGACATGGCAACCCGCTTCGACAAGTGGGCAACCACGGCAGCCAACAGCGGGCAGATCACGGACTGGATCCAGCACGGCGTAAACAGCCTGCATGAGATGTGGGCCGTTGCCGGGGATGTCATCGACATCTTCAAGGCCATCACCCGCGCAGCGGGTCTGGCGGGGCAGGGCGGGCTTGCTGAGTTTGAGCAGCACCTCGACAACATCTCCCAGAAGATGCTCTCCGAGCCGTGGCAGTCCAAGGCCGCGAACCTCTTTGAGGGTGCCCGTGAGGGTGCCCACGGATTGAACGTCGGCTTCGGCAACCTGACCACCACCATTGGTAACGCAAGTCTCGCCTTCGGCAACATCCTCAACCAGCTCGGCCAAATCGGCGGTCAGGCGATGACCGACATCAGCGACATGCTGGGCAGCAAGAACTACCAGAACGGCGTTCAGGTAGAACTGCAGGGCTTGCTCACCATGACGCAGAACCTCCGGCCCGCGTTCCAGGATGTCGGAGACATCATCGGCAACATGGGCAAAGTCGCCGGATCTGTGTTCTCCAATCTGGGCGGCGTCATCAACCAGATGGTTGGCCTGATCGATGCGGTAACCGCCAAGCTGGCAGACAACCTCGCGGCCATCGCGCCCAAGTTCGCCAACACTATCGGTGGCGCATTCCGGGCAGCGGCACCCGTAGTCCTGGCTGTGGCGGACGCCCTCAACAGTGTCCTCGGATTCCTCTCTGGAATCCCGAACAGCATGATCGCTGTCGGCGTTGCCTTCGGCGCATTCCTTGGCCTCCGGGCACTGGCGTCCAAGTTCTTCGCGTCCTTTGAAGGGACCAGCTACTTCAAGAACCTGCAGGGCCAGTGGCTCGCACAGCAGGCTGAGGCCGGCAACACCGTCAAGTCTTTCAAGATGGTGGACGGAACCCTCAAAGAGTTCACCGTCCCGACAGAGAAGTTCAGCCCCACAAAGGCTGTGTTTGGCGACCTCACGCAGATGGCCGGCCAGACCACCGGCTCCATCAAGGAAATGTACAAGATCGCCCAACAGGGAGAGGAGGGTTTATCCCCCCTGAAGGCGGCGGCACGCACCACAGCGGAGGCTGGACTGGGCACCCTCAAGACCGCAGCGGGCGGCTTGCTCGATGCCCTGGGTGGCCCGTGGGGGCTCGCCATGGGCGCAGCCGCTATCGGCATCGGGCTCTTCGCCCAGAGCCAGCGTGACGCCCAGCAGCACGTTGACGACCTGACGGCATCCGTTGACAAGCAGACCGGCCAGCTCAACGCCCAAGGGCTTGAATCCATTGCTAAGTCGTGGACCGACATCGGCAAGGCCGGTGAAGCATGGGCCAACTTCACCCGTGGCGCTAAGGCCGCGAACGAGACAGCTAAGGATCTTGGCCTGAACCTGGGCGACGTTACCAAGACGATCGCTGAGGGTGGACCCAAGTCCGATGCCCTGGTGGGGAACCTGAAGAACCTTGCCAGCGCCATGGGCGCAGTCGATGACGCCCAGAACAGTAACTCCAGTGGAGCACTGGCGGTCACCGCCAACTGGGATGACCTGAAGAAGAAGGTCAATGACGCGGCCGGAGCCTTCGGTCTCACCTCGGACGAGCTAGACAAGATGGGCATCCACACTGCGGATGTCCAGCACCTTGCGGACAACGTTGAGAATGAGGCCAAGCAGGCAGCCCTGGCCAAGGTCGTCTTTGACCAACTGGGGCAGGCGACCGGCAACACCAGCGTTCAGGCTCAGGAAATGGCCTCTGCCATGCAGCACATCGGGGATATGTCCCAGGATGCGGCGGGCAAGATCGGTGACATCAACAAAGCCCTTGACATTCTCAAGGGTGGATCCCTTTCCGCCCGTGAGGCTGACGCGGCTGCACAGAAAACCCTGCAGACCTCCGTCCAACAGGCGCAGGCACTAGCTGATGAGCTTGGGAAAAACAAGCACCTGATCGACCAGACCACCGGCCTGATCGACATCACCTCCAACTCGGGACTCCAGCTCCAGCAGCTCATGCAAAGCTCGGCTGACGGCATCAAGACCTCAGCCATGGCCGCTTACCAGCAAGCCATCACTGGCGGTAAGGATGCGGGAACCGCCTGGCAGGAAGCCAAGAAGATCCTCGACGGCGGGCCTGCAGCCCTCCAGCAGCTCGCGGATGGTGCCCACGTTCCGGTAGATGCGCTCAAGAAAGAGTGGGACGGCTTCTTCGGTAACGACTGGCAGATGCGGATGACCCTATCTGCCAATGACCAGCAGTTCCAAGCAGCCATGGACGCAGCCAAGAAGGCTGGTGTTCAGTTCGATCAGACCGCGTTTGAAGCGTTCCTGAAAGCCAACTCGGGTCCGGTCCAGATGACGGTGGATGAGGCTACACAGTGGGCTAACAACTACGCGAACGGCGTCTATAAGGCCAACCTGCAGGGTGCCAACCAGGAGGCCTTGCAGAGCATCGCTGATGCTGTAGGTGCCGGTGACGCCTTCCGCAGGGGAGACTACGTTGCCGCTATCCAAGCAGCCGACAAGACCGCCCCCGGTCTGGGCCAAGCTCTCGCCGCCATCTTCAGTGCCAAGAATGGCCCTGGTGGTGACGGCTACGCCGCCGCCATCAAGGCTTTCATGGATCAGTTGTCCGCTTACAACACAAGCAAGGGCTTGGATGGCATCGCGGCCAAACCGCGTACCGCCAACATCGGCGTCAACTGGACCGGCACGGATGTCAAGATGCCGGCGTGGATGCAGGCAGCGCAGAGCGCCAACGGCTCCATCCTAAACGGTCTCGGTCAGGGCATGTTCGGTTTCAATCCGGCCTTGCTGCGGATGTTCGCCAACGGCGGCGTCGAAAACCACATTGCCCAGATCGCCCGGCCGTCCGCAAGCACGGTTCGGGTATGGGCGGAACCGGAGACTGGCGGTGAAGCCTACATCCCTCTTGCCGCATCCAAGCGTGACCGATCGGTAGCCATCCTCCAGCAGGTAGCTACCCAGTTCGGATATGCCCTAACCAACAAGGCCAGCGCCTTCGCTGACGGCGGCATTATCACGCAGGACCGGACGGGCGGTGGAGTCAATGTCCACATTGGCGAATACAACCAGCACACCCCGGACTCTGCGGATGATGTGGCCCGCGCCATCATGCGCCGCGTAAAGACGCAGGGTTACTACGCCCCAATGGAAAGCTTCTAATGCTCGTAGACTACAACGGCCTCAACCTGGCCGACGACATCAACTATGTCCTGACAGGGTTGACCGGATGGCAGGGTCTCCCTGACATCACCAATGGAAGCTCCCCCCGACCGCGCCGTAATGGTTCGGTCCGGGGGGGCCTCCTCGCCCAAAAGCGAGTCATTGGCGTTGACCTTGTAATCCCCGGCGTGCTGGATGACAGCAACCAGACCACGAAACCCAAGGCCGCACTCGTTGCGGCCATGGGCCTTCTGGATCAGGAAGTGCCGCTAACCATTGACTTGGGGTACGGCAGTCGCCCCGAGATGGCCTTTGTCCGAGTGACAGCCTTCGACATGGCCATGCAGGCAGGCTACGGCCGCAACCAGCCGGCCACTATCGAGTTCACCGCAACGGATCCCCGACGCTACTCACTAGACATTCACACGTCCAGCACGGGGCTCTCCACACGCGCACCAGGCATCGCCTATCCGTTGACCTACCCAATCCATTTCACCGCCCTGGGCAGTCCCGGATCGGTTGACATCCCGAATGTGGGCAACGCTGAAACTCCTGCCACCTACACGATCACAGGCCCAATCAACTACCCGAGCATTACTGTGGTCAGCCCGCAGGGGCGGTTCAAGACCACCTTCGATCTTGCCGTGGGAGCTGGAGAGCAGCTAACGGTCAACTCTGACACGGGGGAAGTGAAGCTCAACGGATCCAGCCGATACGGCAAAGCCCGTGGCTCGCTCACCGAAAACCTGAACCTCGCACCCGGAGTCTCCACCGTCACCTTCGGAGGGCAGGGGGATTCCAGTGCCCGACTCTCCATCCAGTGGCGAGACGCAAACATTTAGCTTAGGACGCACATGACTTTGATTACCAGCGGTGCCCTCACGCTTTCGGCTGAGGCTGACCGACTGCACTCTGCGGTTACGCTACGACCGAACCCCACCGATGCAACACAGGTGGGCGTGGGTGTTCAGGTAGGACTGAACATCACAAAGACCTCAGGCATGGGGTTCAGCATTTCTCCCGGTCGGGCAG